CTATATACACTTTAAACACGTCATATTTTGCAAACAACGTTTCGCCTAAAACACGACGCAAATCAACGAAAAATGTAAAACTGCGATTGTCGGTGGTTCTGATTCCGATTGCTGATTGAGTGGTTGTTAAATTTGCTCCATAAAGCCATAATTTTGCTACTTCTTTATCCATTTATAATAATTATATAGATTATTATAAATTGTTAAATGCGTTTAGTATCTTGCATAGCACACGCCATTTTCATAGACCAAAACTTGATCGTAAGCGGCAAAGGCAGTTTGCAGAATGGTAACGTTTCCTGCGGGTGTGTGATTGGCAATAAAGAAGATGTCGCTGGTGTTAGTGTTGGTTCCAGCAAATATGGATGACTTATCAGCGTTCTGGTATATCTCCATATCGATGCCGACTAAGAAAGCACCTGAATCCTCAGTGGATGCCTCTGTCAAACCAGCAACGGTGTTGGGAACATCGAGGGAAAAGGCGGTGTTATCGATGGAAGGCTGGAGTTGTAAATCAGCCAACGAGCCAAAGCATTTGACAGCTTCATTGTAAATCTCAGGAATACTTGTGGGAGCCGTTGATGGCAGGACCTCGGATCCAACGCGGAAGTTGTAACTGGTAAGTCCAAACTTGCAGTGGGACGAAGGATATTGTGCGGCAGTTCCGGCGGTGGTTCTGGTGGCAACAAAGATGTTCTTGAGAGAACTGAACTTAGCGGGAACTGGAAAACTGACTTGAGTTCCGGCAGTTGTGATGGCAGCACTGTTGGTATATGACCTGTAAGATGGGAGAACCATCTGCATCGGGCTGGATGACCCTGATTTAATGGCGGCAATAGCGGAATCGGGCAATTCCAAAAATTCTCCAGAGTAGTTAATGCCAGAGGCGGTAAAGCTAAGACCAGCACCACCTTCAACCATCATCGCGCGGATGAGGGACGATTGCAAAACTATCTCTACACGGAGAGGTGCCGCAGTCATCTCCCAGAGCGGCAAGTAATGATGACCACTCAAAGCACCAACCATCGACACCAAATTCATGGAAAACTGGAAAGCAGTTCCAGTGGCGGATATGGGCAAAGAACCTAAAGCACGACCTCGGTTAACCGAGCGGACGTTTGCCAAAGCAGCGGCGGCGACTCCAACACCAGAATACTCCTCGTTGGTTCCGGAGGTGATGGCAAAGCGACCCTTTACCGCATCTTCAGGAGCCTGGTAATCGTAGAGAATCTTAGCGAGTTGTCCATAGTTATCAATATCTTCGAGTAAATTGGATCCATGGAATACACGTATTCTCTGGATAAACTGGTGAAATCCGCACGACTCCAATGTAGAACTGGTGGATGCGGTGGTTGCAATTAAGTTAAACTGTCCTCTCAAATAGGACTCAGATGGAATCAAACATGTGTTGGAGCGGGTGGGGATGTTGATGGTGATGGTATCACCAGGGTTGTATCCGGAGGTCGAGCCCTGGGGTTGAATTTGGGTCAGATATCTACGAGCGGGGGCAGATTCTACTTTGGACTGATATTTGAGGTTCGCGGGAATCATTGTTTATATACAATGCCCAGGAAATAATTTTGAAAAAAACATTTAAAATTGTCTAAATGTTTTTGCATCGGGTTTATCTCTTCAATACATTTCTCTCAAGACCCGCCGAAACTTTTCGCACAAGTGCCTCTTCGACTTTTCTGGCGGTCGGTCTATCTAAAAGAGGAATCTTACTTCCAAATCGGGACATTCCGAGGGGCATCTTATGTCCAATCATCGCTTTTCCTAAAGGTTTTTTATAGCCAATCATTATATTCTACTGTTAGAAATTATCCAGGCTATTCTGTAAATTTGATACAATCCAATTGCAACATCATCTGATACTGGATTCCATTCATATCCACGAGTCGTGCCTCATTGTCTAAAATGCGGATCTGAATCTGGTCCAGTTTATTCACGAACAAATTTGTCCTAAAGTTGTTGGGGTTCTGATAAGTGATAATAGAGAAGGGTGCTACATACACCGGAATCGTTGCTAATATATTTTGATTATAAGGTTGAGCGACATTTACATTGTATGTAGGGAAGTTTATCTCAATATTCAATGCTCTTATCTGATTCAGATTCACGCAGTCCCTCCCGTAGAGAAGATTCGCAGCGGACGTTGTATTCGTCGTTTTGCTGAATCCGATAATGTGGTTAAAGGTCGCAGCGTAAATTATGAAATTGCTGGATGAATGGGTTATTAACAGTTTGCTGGTTATGGAGCTGTATGTGATTGTGTAGCCGGTTCCCATCGCCGTTTGCATCACATCGATAAGTTGCGTTATATTGTAATTCCCTGGCTCGATATAATATGTGTTGACTGGACCGGCTACGAGTCCCCAGCTGAATGTGTTATCTACGGAGGAGATGGAATAAAAGGAATACGGGATTGTTGCATTCTGGAGAGAAAGGTATATGCTATGACCGTCAGGAATTTCTATAACGGGCAAGTAGTAAATGCAGTTTGCAATATTATCACCAACCACTTCGGTTGCATATCGGCTATTCAGATAAATTTGGATTGAGTTAATATGTTCCATTTACAGTATGCAGAGATAATGTCTTCGCTAAATGGATTCGCCGTTCTTTGTTATTTCCAATAAATTGAAATTGCGATACAGCTTGTTCTCTATGGTGTCGATGTCTAAATGGCTATACTCTTTTTCAAATACGTAATCGTATAACTTCTTCGCATCATCCTCTTTCATCTGCAACAACTCCTGATTGATTGAGTTCCACTCTTCTCTGTTCTTCGGTTTGAAAATAGTTGCAAAAGTGGTTTGCTTCCTGAGCATCTTTGGCATATAGAGATATGACTGCAGTGTGAATATGAAACACGTGTTCAAATGCCGGGCCTTGATTAACATCGTATTAAGCATTCTCTGCACGTCCTTCTCTTTGAGTGTGGATGCCATATCATCTATGACCACGCAGTTGTATTCATTCTCATCTTCATCGTCGTGTTCGTCCTTCCGGTCTTTCAGTTCCTCATACAATTCACTCAATGAATCATAGGTAAGTTCATTGTAAACCTTATCGTGCTTTTCAAAGGGGTGATTCTGCACCGACGCGAAACTGATAGATGGTGTGAATAAATATAAATTGTGAAACTTTCGGTAGTATGCTCCACCCTTTCTGAATTGGTTTAACAGGAGAGAAGTCTTCCCCGATCCGCCTGAACCTATCATCAAATAAATCATTCCGTTTCTTCTTGAAACGCCCTCTACAATTCCTGGTATGTATTTGTCCATCTTCTCCTTGACCGGCTTAGTATCCTTGATGTTGGCATTTGGGATTTCGCTGATTTGCATTATAACAATATGTGAGAAAAGATTTGTTTAATTAATTTAGCCAATTATTTTCGGGGCTTATGGTATAATGGAATCCCTAAATGACGATGAAACCCTTACCAAACCAAAGCAGAAAAAACCACGAAGCGAAGCACAACAGGAAGCCACTAAGAAGATGCTGTCAGCCATGGAGGAGAAAAAAATGAAACTCAAAGCAATCAAAGACAAACTGAATAATGCGCCTCCGATTGCTGAAACGGATTCCGAATCAGAGCCGGAGCCCGAGCCAGTTGTGGTTAAGAAACCGAAAGCGATGAGCGAAGCGGAACCCAAACCCAAAGTGGTTGTAGAGAAGAAACCGAAGAAGGAACCTAAAGTGATTTACCAGTCAGCCTCAGAATCGGAGGAGGAGGTGGTCATTGTAAAGAAGAGAAAGAAGCCGAAGAAGAAGACCATCATTTATGAGGAGGAGTCGGAATCCGAGGAGGAAGCCCCTAAACCAAAGCCAAGAGAAACCAAAACTCAACAGAATAAATCGTCTTTCAAAGTGACACCTGGGGAAGCCAAACCAGCACCTGCCAAAAACATTTATTACTTTGCAGATTAAATTTTGTTTATATATGGTATATGCCTTATTTCAACAACAAGGGAAAAAACGGAAGAGATGATTATGAAACACCTGAGTGGTGCTGGGAACTGTTCTTCAAACATTTTAAGAACCGCAATGCAAGGGTGTGGATGCCTTTCTTTTGCAAGGGTCTATGTGCTGAATATGTAGAGAAACATCACGGACCCAAACATGTGCATTGTGATTCTGATTTCTTTGAGTGGTCCCCGAATGAGTGGGATTGCATCGTAGATAATCCACCCTATTCATGTAAGAAGGAAGTGTTCCAGCGATGCATTGCATTAGGGAAGCCGTTCGCGCTCTATGTGCCTTTGGACACCCTGGGTCGCGCCTACATTAAGGAGCTTATGAATAGTCCGCACTTCCAACTTTTGATACCACATAAAAGGACAGACTTCATAACGGAGTATGATGTTAACCGCACGTGCCCCCCTCATAAGACGGTCTGGTTCTGTTATAAGATGGAATTGGGAGATGGTCGCCAGATTATCTTCGAGTAATATATAATGCACCCCTCAATATTTTTTAGACGGTTACATCGAGTCATGTTGGAGAGAAAGAAACACCGATTGTGGATTCGGTGAGTTAGTTATATAAGTAAGTGTATTTATATAACCTTTAGGTGTTTAATTAAGCTGGGTCTGGATAATT